CAATTGCATAAATACTCAAACGTAAAGCAATTCTCTCCTATGAAGAAGAAGCTTATTACTGAGAATGATCCAGTAGGTTACATTCGAGAACATATATTCCGCGGCGATTCAAGCGATGGTGTACCAAATGTACTCAGCGGTGATGATGTATTCGTTACTGAAGGATCTCGCCAAACACCTCTCTCAAAGAAGAAGATAGAGGCTTGGTTAGAAAACTTTGACAATCTACGTGACGTAATGCCAGAAAACATTTATCGCAATTACCAAAGAAATCAAAAGGTGATTGATTTAGACTTTATTCCTACGAATATAAAAGAACAAATAATCGAAAAATATAATAACACAAAGATAGCTCCGAAAATGAAGGTACTGAATTACTTAGTTACTAATAGGCTAAGCAATCTCGTATCATCTGCTTCAGACTTTTTTCCACATGAAATCAAATAAAGAAATACTATTACATGAAATTCTTGAACAAGCTCAAGGATATAAAACAGAAGGACCTCGTATTAAGTTTTTAAAGAAACATGATACATTTGCCCTTCGCACCGTCCTACAACTTGCTTTTAATAAGTCTATCGAACTAGACTTTCCTACAGGTGCACCACCATATAAAGAATTAGAATCACCGATCGGTTTAGAGCCAGTAAGATTGAAAAATATTATTAAAGGTTTGGGCAACTGCGTAAAAGGAAATAAAGTGCCAGCCGTTAAAAAGGAGAAGATCTTTATCGGTATCCTTGAAGCGATTAACGTAAATGATGCAAAAACAATTATCGCTGCAAAAGATAAGAAACTCGATGAGATATATGACAATATAACATATAATCTTGTTGAGAAGGCATTCCCCACACTAGTAAAATAAACATTTACATATTCGATATATAAGTATATAATTATACCTATGAATATATTCGCATTATCACCAGTTCCTCGAGTCGCAGCCGAATGGCATTGCGACAAACATGTACCAAAAATGATCGTCGAATCAGGTCAAATGCTATCGACTGCACATCGCATACTCGATGGTAATATGGATCGAAGACCTTCATCGACAGGTAAAACCATGGCAAAGTATTGGGAACTCGGTGATGATCGCGAAAATGTATTATACAAAGCAGTCCACGTTGGCCATCCTTGTACAGTATGGACCATGGAATCTCATTCGAATTACAATTGGCACTATGATCTATTCATGTGCCTATGCAAAGAATATACACACCGTTACGGTAAGCAACACCTAACAGAAAAGGTATTGGCTAAAGTACTCAAGCGTCTGCCAACAAATATCAAAAAGTCTCATATGACACCATTTGCTCTTGCTATGGGTTCAGAACCAGATTGTATTGATCATGACGATTGTATTGGTTCATACCAAAATTTCTATCAAACAAAACAAAAAAGATTTGCCATGAAATGGACAAAGCGTAACACACCACATTGGTTTAAAACACTATGACATACGATTACTATTGCGATAAATGCGACAAAGTCTGGGAAGAATCCCACTCAATTGCTGACAGAGATAAGCCAGTAGGAAAGACGTGTCCGTGTGAAAAAAACGGAACCGTAAAACGTGGCGTATGTGCTCCTGGATTATCATACGAAGGAGCTGTATCACCTATTCGTAGAGCTGGAAGTGGTTGGAATGATGTATTAAAAGGAATTAAGAAAGCTTCCGGTCCAAAATCAAATATTACGCATTACTAAAATGAAAAGAAATTTAAGGACTATTCGAGATAAAAAAACTCGTGAGTATAATGGTGATTCATTTGATAGAAAAAAACGTAAGCGAGAAAAACAACAGAATAGGCAACGTCGATCAGATAAATTTGAATACGAAGACTACATAGATTATGATGAACTTAACACGAACGAAGACCTTTGAGCATCAGTCGGTTGATCTTGGATACGAAGATCTCGATACCGAAACAAAGAAAAGCGGTAGATCATATCTAACACCAGATGGAGTTTCATATCCTTCAATCACCACCATTCTTGGATACTTTACAAAAGCTTCTATCATTGAGTGGAGAAAGCGAGTTGGTGAAGAAGAAGCGAATCGTGTAACGCGGCATGCGTGTGCTCGAGGTAATGCTTTACACTATACAGTTGAGAGATATATTAATAACGAAGAAGATTTCCTTCAAGGCGAAACAATGCCACATATTCTTCAATTGGTTAATGCTGCTAAAGGTGTATTAGATGAAAGATTGGGAAAGGTGGTTCTTCAAGAATGTCCTCTCTATTCTGATCAATTACAAGCAGCTGGCAGAGTAGATTTGATTGGCGAGTTTGATGACACTCTATCGATCGTTGACTTTAAAACATCGAAACGAGTAAAGTCCCTCGAGGATATTGAAGACTATTTCATTCAAGCATGTACCTATGCTGTGATGTTTGAAGAACGAACTGGAACACCGATCGACCAATTAGTAATACTTATGGTTGTTGATGGATCGAGCGAACCTCTTGTATTTAAGCAAAACACTGACGATTGGCTCGAAAAGATGGTCAATAAAATTACTTCATATCATGCACAAAACCCTCGCTGAATATATTCTACATCTAAAGGATGCAATGCCTTTAGATATGTGTCAGAAGATAATAGAGACATACGACTCTGTTAGCAAATCTGATCCAAACTATCTCAAAAGAAAGAATAAGATATTCGACTTTGATGAGATCAATATGTTGAACCACGATGCATTTATTGATTTTCGTAAGCCGATGGGTGAGCTTATGCAAGCTGTCAATAACTTCTATATGGACAAGACTCATAACGAGTTAAAAGATCGTCTTGTATGTTATGAAGCTCTGAAAGATTATGAAGCCCCACGAGTCAAAAGGTACGAGCCAAATCAAGGAATATTTGATTGGCATATTGATGCTTCTGATCAAAACTCAGCCAAACGTGCTGTCGTAATGTTTTGGTACCTCAATGATGTGGCGGAAGGTGGAGAAACGATCTTCGATATTGGTGAAGAAGTAGCTATAAAGCCTGAAGCTGGAAGCGTGGTATGTTTTCCACCGACATGGCAGTATCCACATAAAGGTGCCACACCGATTTCTGGACCAAAATATGTGATATCTTCGTATGTCTGGCTGCCTGAAGACCTCCCATTTTGTGATTAATTCGCAAAAGTTTGAGCGCAGTGTATAAGTTACTGATACCCATTGAGATATACCGGTTTACAAAATGCGCTAAATAGGGTATAATATATCCATAATCAAGTTAAACATTATGGATAAAACAAACACAGTCAAAATTCTCGGCGGCGAACTTCCTGAAGATCACCCCCTCGTTAAACCCGGCAGATCAATCGAAGATGGTGTTGATCTCATGAAGTCTCTTATGTTAGAGAATTACAAGGTGTGGTCAAACATCCCCGAAGATAAGACTGCTTCTGAATGTGCAGAGTCTGACGTCATTCGCGAGAATATGTATAGCGAATTTGCTCGAAAACTTGGACACCTTAAAGGTAACAAGTACATTAAGATCACAACTGGTGGTCGTAGCTCAGCTTGTGGATTTATCGTCAACACTCACAACGATAAGAAGTTTAAGTATGGAGACGTTCTCAAAGCTGCAAGTTGGTGTGCTCCAGCACGTAACTTCCCTCGAGGAAATGTCATCGAAGATACTGTCGAAGACATGCGTCGCGGATTATCATGGACTGGCCCTTGTTAAAAAGGGCTTTACTTTTCACTCAAAATTTAGTATAATATATAATATGAAAACAATAAAAGAAATCCTCCTCTGTACCCTTTCAGGTGCTATCTTCGCTGCCATATTCTATTATGGTCTTTGCCTTTCAGTTCCAGTTTAACAACTTATGTACACAAACTCATCTAGACATAGAATGCACGAAAACAAATCTGATCTCAAAGTAGGTGACGATATCTTGTATACGTGCGGTGAAATGATCGGCAGTGGTACAGTATTTCGAATTGAAGAAAAAGAAATCATTGTCCAAACTGGAAACGGTGCTCGTGGATTAGAGTACATAAACAAATCTCAAATAGTAAAAAGACATGATTGATATATTAATGGTAGTTGCAGGAGCATTTGGAACTGGATTAATTTGCATGTTTGTTTACTGGTTTATAGGAATTTTATAGGAGGAAAATTATGGTTGAAGGATTTTTAGATTACAAAAACGGTGTATTTGTGTTTATCAAAGACAAAACTGAACACGTGATCGATGCTGAACTGGCTCACAACTTGTACACTGGAACAGTTGAGTGTTCTGAGTCTGTATTGGAATATTTCGAAGAAGAAGAATTTGAAGGTTATATGGCTTATGCTTTACGAGATGAACTTTAAAAAATTATGATTATATTAACAGACTGCGATGGAGTCCTTTTAAATTGGGCTCAAAGTTATCATTGGTGGATGCACCGAAAAGGCTATCGGCCAGTAGATTCTACTGCGTACGCGATGGATGTGCACTACGGAATTGACCGTGAAGACTCACGAGA